AGGCACCATAAATATACTGCCAAAAGATGTTTGAGGCGCTGCGCTGGAATAACACTCAAACATCTTTTGATCCAAAGATATAAAGATTAAACCTTTGGATCATTTGGATCATTTGACTAACAGCAGCTTTGCTGCGTGCCAATGCCCAAAACACCGAAAAAGCCTTTGGATCAGCTGGATCAACCGCTTCTTTTTCTCAAGGGACGTCGCCGGGGCAAGCCCCGCCGCCGTCCCGGTCGTTGCAAATTACCTCTTAAAGGAAGGTGGCAACCCTAAGGTAGATTACACAGTTACTTAGGAATCGTATGACGAATTCGAACAGAAAGATCGAACGACGGTGTCACCGTGTTACTGTTCAAATCTCCTAAGTCACGACCATAATTGGTCGCACGAATAACAAGGTAAATCCGCGACTTGGGCGACACCTGTGACGTGATCTGATTGCCGATGTTAATCGCATAATCAGCTTCATCGTTAGTATCGACGTCGCGAGCTAGGAAATTGGAAGTTTCCTCATACTTGCATATCTTGTTAAGCTTCAAGAATGCCTTATAGACCACGCACTGCGGGTCTGCATCGCCATCCGTGGTCGGATTAGGCTCAATAGTGATGGTCTGCGTCTTAAGCACCTTATACTTACGTGCGAACAGACCACCCGTCGTGGATATAGGATTAAAAGTCCACGACTTAATCATACTCTGATAGAAATCATTTCGCTTAGGCGTAGCCTTGGTAACCTCAGTGCCCGCGAAAGCGAGATTATGATCAGGTACAAGATCGTCGTCAAGAATACGAACGATCTGAACCATATACTTGGTCGCCTTGGAAGTGGCGCCCCAAAGATTCGCGCTAATGGACGCGCTCTGAATCATGGAGCGCCCGTACGGAGCGACCGCCGGATCGGAAACTACACCGATCGACGCGGTAGGAGCTTTCTCCATAATAAACGTCGACACCGCGGAAGCGCCGCCCTGATCGAGTCCTGTGACGGACTTGAAATACATGTTACCATTGCCAACGACCTGTTGGAGCTGAAGCAGCGGATAACTGGGAATGACGGCAAGCGTCGATCCACCATAATTGTTGACGGCAGTCAAATCCATCATATACCACGGCAGGTTCCGTGTGCCCACTGGTGAAACGCGGTTCTCCATCCAGTAATTGCCGTTCCCAGTGAACGCCTTGACACCATTCCACCGCAATACCACCGACTCAAGCATGGACTTGGTCAGTGCGGCGGTCATGGCTCCACGCGACATAGGTTTCGAGAGAGATAGCGTAGCCGACTTATATCCCAACTGAGACCCCTGGGTCTTAGGTGCAGCAGCCTTACGTGCTGGTGCCCTCGAAGTACGGGCTTTCGCAGGTGCTGACTTAGCCCTGGAAGGCGTTCTAGTCGACTTCACGAACATAGAACGACCCTTAGGTTTGGCCGGAACTCGCTTCGCTGTACGGCCACGTTGCTGAGGCATCTTGTATTACTCAAAGACCAGAGTAATTGGGCGCCGTATAATTTTCATAAAAACCTTAGGCTTCTTTTTGTACGGGCCACGAGTCTTCGGACGTACGTATTGTCCCTTAGGCATCTTTACTCACTGTCGTAGAGAAAATCTTCACCGCGGCAAAAGCAGTCGCATGGGCGCCAGCCGCAGTGTTCACATACACTATTCGTCTCCGGGGGAACAGGTGTCCACGTCGTCCGCGGTAATAGGCTCGAGATCGTAGTCTCGGTTGACTTTCCATAATTTCCACCGATCAGCGCTGAGCATACGAGTATCAGGCATCCGATTAGAGAAAACCCAAACTTGTGGCGAATCAATCCACCATGATTTGTAACTGTATCGAGTGTCGACCAGCTTACCTTTTTTGATCTGCTCAATGGCCGTGTATATTCCATAGAGCTTGTTCTTATCCATAGCCCGAGGTAAATCTACGAACACGGGACTTGGGTCACGAATTTCAGTCGCCATACATATATCGCAACATGCCTGAATTAGTTCCTTAGAGTCGTTCACCGGGGGAAGATCTATACCTTTCCCATACAACTCACAAATTGACGCTATTGTAGACTTACCCACGTTACCGTGTCGACAATAGACGTAATTAATCGTACGATCATCGAACTCGGTCGCTGACTCGAGTACGCGTTTCTGCCACGGGTACAGCTTATCTAGCAGTCCCCGATACTGGCGTGGGATATACTTCTGAACGGTGTTCTTATCATCCCATGGACCTCGAGTCCGTGTGTCAGCCTTAGTGACATAACAGAAATCGGTCGTACGGTAGGCAGGGTTACTTGTTGGCTCCAAGTAATTGGGCAATGGCATCTCAAGCTCAAGCTGTGCCCAAAGGGTCATCAGCTCTGGCTTACGTCGTTTCTTCTTCAAGCTGAACCTGCCTTGGTAATGGAGATAACCTCCATCACCCCTTTCTTCCTGAAACACAAAGTGCTTCGCTATCTCTCGCATTGCTTTTACGATCACCTCGTGATCTAGACCTTCGGCGTTAGACCGGAAATCCCATAGCGCTATTTGGGAACCCATCTTACCATACAGGAAGAAAATAAACCCGGATGATACACGAAGGGCACCGGCTGGGCCGTTGCTCCCCCGTGCTATCGGCACTTTCACTTTGGTTCAAGATGCCGAGAGCCCGGGGTCGCCGGCCAGGCGCCGTTGCCCTGTATAATGCCCGGGTTAACTTTAGGCACCATAAATATACTGCCAAAAGATGTTTGAGGCGCTGCGCTGGAATAACACTCAAACATCTTTTGATCCAAAGAT